TGGCTGGCTCGGCCCGTATCTTAAAGTCGGGATGCTGCGGCGCGATAAAGCCCTGGCCGCCATGATGAGCCTGTTGCGGGGGATTCGCAGCAGCCGGCATCACAGCGGTCGGCCCGCCCGGCTGCCCAACCGTGGTCTGCTCGGCCATGTGGTGTTGCCACAATGCCAGAACCATCCGGTGAATCTCGTCGATTTGCGCCACAGAATGCGCCACCGCATGCACGTGCTCATGTTGCTCCGCATGCTCGTCGCGCTCGGGCTTGTCAGCCATTACCTCACCCCAATCAATTGGCGGCGATGGTGCCGCCGTGCGAAGCCCAAATGTGTACGTCGGTTCGTCCGTCTCAGCCACAGGAATATCATCGTAGATGCCGGCCATTACCATACCCTCGGGGTTGCCATGTCGTCCGACGTAAGCTCGTAGGGATCGTATTCGACCAGGTGCTTGCTTGAGCGCCGCCTACCCGATGTCGTCAAGCGCTTTGACGTTACCGGCTCGGCAAACGTTAGCGCAAAGGCGTCCGCCACGTCAGGGCTCATCCCCAGCCGCGCCTTCAATTGCACCTTGTCCTCAATCAGAATCGCATCGCCGCGGAACGTGTACGTCATCTGCGTCAGCGCCTGCCCCAACTCGGGGCACTCACCCGGCAATTGCCCGCCGTCCTTGATCCACTGACACGCCAACCAATACATCTCGGCCCGCTTGTTGAAATACCGCTTGTCGTTGGCCTTGGCGCTGAAGTGAACCGGCAACGGCGACTGCCCCAGCTTGCGTAGCGGATCAATCCACGTCGCGCCAAACCCGCCGGTGTCGTCGATAAAGGCCGCGTCCGCCCCCCAATCCTCGATCTTGCGGTTGACGATCGCCGCCCCCGTAAAGCCGTCAATGTTGCGATATAGGCCGGGCGTAAATGCTACCAGCCCCTGCCGCGGGAATACCACGCTCTGATCGTCACCAAACCGCGCCACGTCAACGCCCAGTATCTTCGCCTCGCGCTCAATGTCGTGGTCGCGGTAGCTGCGCCGCTCGGCAGCGCTAATATCAGACGGCCCGATCAGCGCGTCCCAACTGTGCGGCGGAAAACGCCCAAAAACATTCACCAACACCCACGGGTGCTCAACCCCGTAAGCCTCCATCATCTCCCGCGCCCATGCCACCGGCATCCGCGGCGTCCGCTTCGGATCGTCCGGGTGACCGGTAATCTCCCAGACGCGCCACAACTTGCGATCCCGCTCGCTCGCCCGGTACAGCGGCCCCGATAACTGCGTTGGGTTCCCAGCCTGGACAATGTGCGTCTCAATCCCAGACGCCATCGCCGCCTCAGCCGCCGCCATGACAGCCTCCGGCATCCCACCCGATTCGTCCAGCACGAAAAGCATGTAATCCGCATGTAACCCAGCCAGCGTGTCCGCCTGCTGCTCAGGATCCGCATCCCGACTCCACGTCCGCGCACTCGCCCAGTGAGTGTCAGGATGGTCGTTCGCAAAAATCCGCTTCGACTGCCACGTAAATAGCTCCTTCAGAAGCTCGCTCTTCTGCTGCCACTTCGCCAGCTCAGCCCATAGGCAATCCCGTAAATTGTCCCCCGTAATGCTGGTGGCCGCAATCTTCGCATGCGGCCGCGTCAACAGAAAATTCCAGATCAACCACGCCAGTAAACAGGTTTTTCCGGGGCCTTTACAGTTGTGCGTAACTATAAAATCACCAATCTGAAAACATGACGAACGATGACCAACCCCTATACAAACAACATCGCCACTACCATCAGGATCTATACTTTCAATATAACGGGTGTAACGATGTTTCTCAGGAACATGCCAACGCTTACACTTTTCCGCGGCGGCCAGAAATGGCGGTTCTGGCCCCGATATCATCGCTCGATAGCCGTCGCGAAACCCCTCATGTGGATAGGGGCCACCCCTCCAGGCACAATACCCAAGCGACCGGGCGAGCCAGATAAAGTCGTCGATCAAACGTGCCGACGAGGACGCGAGATAAGTCTGCCCATTCAAGCACACCGTCCCATCCGCATCCATCAGTCCGCGCAGCAAATCCAACCGCTGCGAGCGCGACGCGCGCTTGTAGCGTTCCGGGATGTACTTCTCGTGCGAGCGCAATTGGCTGACGCCGGTCTCTCGCAGCCCGGAGATGCCGTCGAACCAAATATCCTTCTCACCTTCGGCCGTCCGCCTAGGGTGCCAGCCCATCTCTCGACGCGTCAGCTCTTCCCTAATAGCCTCGTCCGGGCAAACCAACGTCGCCTCGTTGGCAACCCCATCGCCGAGCCACAAACCAAACACATACGGGTCCAACGGCTGCGAGCGAGCTGCGTAATCAACCGAACCCTGTACCGGAATGTTGTATTGGTTCTGCCCACTCGGCATCTTGACGCCACCACCCAACAATTCCAGCGTCGTCAGATCGCGCTCGCGCCCCAGCTTACGATCATACGGTGACTGAATCCGCCAAAGGTGCTCACCACATACCCGAACCGAACACCCGTCCGAAAACGTCACCCGATACAGCGCAACGTTCGCTTGCTCAAAGCGAGCCATAACCCGCGTCCGCAAACCATCCCGCGCGAAAACCTCGTCGCCAACCGCGATGTCACCCCACCGTCGAGCGCCTCCCGGCGTCTCAACCCACTCCTCAACCCATATCGGCGCCTGCATCGCTATCCGAGGCGTCGTCGGGAACGACCGCAAAACATCCTCCTGCCACGCGTCAGGCTCAACCCGAAACAACTCCCGAACCATCAGCGCCGGGTCGTCCCACCAGTCCATAAACCGCTCGGCGTCCTTCAGCATTCGCTTCGGTACGCTGTACGGATCCGCCCCTAAAGCCGGATCACCCCTCAACCGCGTCCACTGCCGCCGCATCAACACACCTCAGGTAACCGCCGCCAGCCAAGCGGCCACAGCGCCGGCGCGTAATCCGAACATGGCGAAAATACCGTAGCAACCCACTCAGCACCCCTAAGCCGATCGCCCGGCTCAATCACATCATAATATTCCCGAGGCGGATAGTAGCGCCCTACTACCCAAAAACACCCCCACACCGAACCACACAACAATAATAGCTCGCTACCGTCCCGTGGTGCCGTTGCCATCGGCTCAGCCCCCATACTCAACCATCCCCCAAATTTCCGCCAAGGCCCCGCAAAACCTTAGCCGCAGCCGCTACCCGCTTACACCGAACAGCACATGGCGGATCGTATGGGCAAATCACCACCGGGCTGCCACCCAAACCTACAACACAACAACACCAGTCCGGGATCCGACCCGCCGGAATGCTCGCTACAGTAGTTCGCATGCAAAACCCCCGTAAAATGTAGGACTTCAACCATCAATGGTTCGCTCAGACCACCCTATCTCGGCCATAATCTTATTCGTGAGCTCAAGAAGCTCCTCCCGCTCAAGCCGACGCCGCGCGCATTCCTCAGAATCCTCTTGCGTGTGAAAGCACATGCATTCCCCGCAAAACCATTCCAGATCGGCCATGCAAAACCTCCGTAAAATGTAGGATGAGAGTCGTCGATCGAGGGGGCCGGGGTAGGTCGCCAAGTGGGGGTAGGGGTCGAGGCTGGCTGATGTCCAGATTTAATGTCTTAGACGGATGGTGTATCCGCCTTGGTGCTGTTGCTTGTCAATAGCTTAGGCTCACCAGCCTCAGCCTTCCCATCCACCACACCATCAATCACCTTGGGTTCAGCAGCCTTGGTTGCTCGCTCGGCCCGCAGTTGAACGACAGCATCAAGCAAGTCACCAAGCAGCGCCTTAGTGTCTGCGCCCGACTGGTTGTTGAACTCAACCTGGCTGTGCGCGCGAGCCATAAATAACAAGATCTGAGCTTGTCCGCCAGTGACTGACCTAGCTTCAGATGCATTTAGTAGCTTGCGTTCCCAGAACTGCGATCTTGCTACCCTAGCGCGATTTAATGCCTCGCCGAAGAGCGGATATACTGTCCCCCATTCGGTAAGTTGTTCTCGGGACAATCCGAGCTCAGCGGCTGCGGCTGAGAGGCTGAAGCCTTCTGCGGCGGCTTTTAGGACGGTATCGGCGAACTCGGGCTTGTACTTGGTAGGGCGTCCGAGCAATCGGTATGCTTTTGAGAATGCCTGTGTCACGGCTGTTTCGGATTATGGCGAAACGGTTGGCTGTGGATGTTTGTAAGCGATGCAGAGTTCGGCTGTCTCACCGAGTCGCATGAAGGCATATCCTGGCTCGCAGCGTTGATGATCGTACTCATCGCGACCTTGCAGGGATCGTTGGATGTCGTCGGGGTTACCGGGGATATTTGTAACCTTTTGATGACAGCCACTGATGCTGATGGACGCGATCATGACTGCGAGG